CGCCCCAGCAGCCGTTCACGCACCAGAGCCACGCCACCGATGCGGTCCGCTTCCTCTAGGCCAGAGGCGCGGTCTGTTACGTCGGGAGCTGTGCGGGCCTGCTCGAAGGCTGCGGTAATTTCCATGTAGTCGCTCATTTACCCGCCCCCAATGCCTTAACCGTTCCGTTCCAGCAGATTGCTATCCGACGAGAGTTCATGCGGCCACCTTCTGGCGCTTGGTGTGAATGAGGCGCACGAACTCAGCCGCGATGAACTCAGCGCGGCTTGCCTGGCCTTCGGTGTTTTGTGTTTTGGTGTTCAGCGGCGCATGGAGCAGGCGCTTGGTCAGTTCGAGCGTTTCGCGATCCATCCAGCGATTCAGCATCTCGGAAACCAGCTCGCCGGCCATCCGGGTACCGTCGAAGTACTCGATGCTGCGGGACTGCAGAACACGGGCGTATTCCCTGTCGCCGTAGTACTTGCGCACCAGGCTGCAGACCTCGGTCATGCTCATGGTCACTGCGCCAGCCGGGGCGAAGTAGGCGAGCGTGCCCTGGTACCAAAGATTGCCTCGGCAGTGGCTGCCGCCGTGTGCAAACACAACCGGGCATCCTGTCTTGGCCTCGACATCCGCCGCCTTTTCGATCTCTTTGGTGTCCGGGCATGGCCCTTTCACTTCCAGGTACATGCCGCACGCCGGCAGGTAGAAATCAGGCAGGTACCAACCGTGGCGGGTTTCGATGACTCGCGGCTCGTAGACCCAGCGCACGCGCAGCGCATCCATGAACTTTGCCCAGATGGTTTCCGAGTGCGAGCGCATCTCGTAGCCGGCATAGGGGAAAATGGTCTGGTCCATTAGCGCTTCCCCAGCATCGAGCGAAGGGAGGACGGCGCCGATTGCTGCCGATCGTCCTGATCTTCCTCGCGCTGCTGAGCGCAGGAGACGAAGCGGGCGTATTCACCCTGGAACTGGAGCAGGCAGAAATCAGGCTTGGCGTGACGGCACTTCACGACGTCGATTTCGGTGATGCCGTTGCGGCCGCGATCGGTGTTGATGTCGCGGTGCGCCATGATGATTACGTCGGCGTCTTGCTCGATTTCACCGGAGTCGCGCAGGTCGCTCATCTTTGGCTTGCTGTCTGCGCGAGACTCGATGCCCCGGTTCAGCTGAGCCAGCGCAACGACCGGAATACCAAGCTCCTTCGCCAGCGCCTTGAGGCCGCGGCTGATCGCGCCAAGCTCTTGGTTGCGGTTCTGAAGGCGGCTGTTCTGCTCTGGAGCGATCAAGCCCAGGTAGTCGATAACGATCACACTCAGCGGACGAGCGCGATGCTCGAAGCGGGCGATGGAGCAGATGCGCGAGAAGGTCAGCGCCGGCTTGTCGCAGATACGCACGTCAGCAGCAGCCAGCTTGTTGACCGCCACGTTCATGCGCAGACAGTACTCATCGTTGTCCAGCGCCTTGCCGGAGTCGATCAGGCCTTGGGCGACCTCGGACAGCGAGGCCAATGAGCGCTTGGCAAGTTCTGACTGGCTCATCTCAAGAGAGAAGATCAACGCCGAGCCACCCTTGCTGACGGCGATATGGTCAGCAAGCCCAACGCCGAGCACCGTCTTACCGGTACCGGGGCGACCCGCGATGATTGCTAGGTTCCCGGGACGCAGCCCTTGAACGACGCGATCAAGATCCGGCAGATTGAAGTCCAGGCCAACGGCCTTGATACCTTTCCAGCGGGTTTCCATCTCGTCGAAGACTGGCACCAGTGCTTCACGGATCGACACAACGTCCGGTCGCTCTTCGTGCGAGACGAGGTCCATGGTCATTTGCTGGGCTTGGGCGATCTGCTCGGACACAGTGCCGCGCTGCTGAGCCAACTGCATCAGGGCTTGGCCGACCTCGTACAGCTTGCGAGCGCGGGACCGCTCCAGAACGATGCGGGCATAGTGCGGGCCGTTCGCGGCGCTCGGCATGTTGCGCATGATTTCCGATGCGTAGACGATGGTCAGCTCACCGCTCGGCAATTCGTCGCGGATCTCGGAAAGCGTGATGCTGTCCGGGCGCATCTTCTTCGAGTGGGCGCCAAGGATCATGGAGTACAGCGCGGAATGGTCTTCGCTGGAGAAGTCAGCCGGAGCCAGGAAGGAGCCGATCGATTCGCACAGCTCAGGCTCGTGCATCAGGGCGCCAAGCACACCGTGTTCAGCTTCGAGGGCGATCAGAGGACGTTCGCTCATCACACGGCCTCCAGAACTTTCAGCGCCTTGACCGGGCGAGTCACGAACTCAATGTCAGCTTTCCAGCCCCGGTCGTTGTTGCCGATCCAATGCGGATCCAGCAGGCACTGAGCGAAATAGGCTTCCCAGAACTCGCCTTTGCGGAACGGGTACTTGCCGGCGATATCGAGATTCCAGCAAGCCTTGATGTTTTTGCGGCGCTGGTCGTTGAGCTTGAGGCAGACCGGCAAGTGCGAGCCGCACACCCGGTTGTAGATCTCCATGATCTTGGCGTACGGAATCCGGTCGACCTTCGCAGAAGCGGGTTGATCAGCGTCGGGGGTGTCTTGGGTTTCTGCTTCCGGCTTCTCGACCGAGGGGGTCGAAGCGACAGCGGCGACAAGCTCCGTAGGAGCTATATTGTCTTTCCTTTCTTTAATGTGTGTCGGGAATGACACTAAGGACGTGTCGGATTTAACACACTGTGTCGTCTTGGCCTGCCCCTTCTTGTCCTCGTTTTTGAGGTCAATCTTCCACTCGCTGAAGGGGGCAATTCCGATTGGCGCCTTGCTGCCACCCGCACGGAAAATCACACGCTGACGGATCAGTTCGCCAATGATGCGCGACACGTTCTCGCGGGCAATGCCAGACAGCTTGGCGATGGTTGCGGCTGGTATGCGCGCAGCCTGGCTGTTGTAGCCAACAGTGAAACGATGCACTGCCAGCGCAACACGAAGCTCGCGGCCGGAAAGGTCGGCCCCAATCAGAGCCTCGTACAGTTCGTTGTCCATCCGGGTAAACCCCCGCTGGGTGTTGCCAATCTGAATTACGTTGTCCATAATCTCTCTCGCTACTTGTTGTTCCGAAGCCACCCTCGTCCGGTGGCTTTTTTATTGCCTGTCAGTCAGCTATCGGTGACTTTCTAGGGCCTCTTCCTAGCCCTCATCAGGGCCATATCCGTTACGGTCGCCACGACCGCCCTTCGGTGAATCTCGTTCTGCCTGCGGGCCAGTTCACCCAGGTATTCCCCGGTCAAAGCCTCAACCGTCTTGCCCATCCCGCTCGCCATGTGGCGCAAAATCCGCTGCTCCTCATCGTCCAGCTCCCCCAATTCGATAACATTCACGCACCACCCCTATCAGGCCCCACACAGGCCCTCTAACCAGCCTTAAGCTGCTGTTGTTCTTCGTGTGCCAGCTCTTGCTGCCGGGCATCGGCAATGAATTGCTTGATCAGGTAGCGAGCCAGCACGGCCGGTTGCAGGCGCATGGTTTCGGCCAGCTCGCGAAACTCTTGGTGGTCGTAGAAATCAAGGCGGGCCTTGATGATCTGTTCCTTCTTGTGGCGAGGGTTGTCGTACATGCGAATCTCCTTGTCGCAGCGGTGTCTGGTTACGCAGCCTTCTTGCGGCGCGGGCAGAGAGCCTTCAGCCAGTCGTCAATGCTTGCCTTCTGGCTGGCTTGACCTTGGGCAGGGAACGGGCGTAGCTCGATGGCTTCGTATGCGCCGCTCTCGAGACGGACGACGAATACGTGACGACCGACTCGAAGCGTCTTGCTCAGCGAGCCTTGGGTTACGCCTAGGGCTTGCGCCGCTTTGGCCTGGCCAAGCTCATCGGCAAATTTGGAGAGAGGTATGCTTTGCATGGAAGCGATCCTAGTGATTCATAGCCACATTATTACCCCCGGAAATGCTTTTAGCAATACCTCCGGCATTAGTAAAATATGCACGGCGTGAATAAGATGAACGGCATGAAAGACGCCGCCAGAAAACGCGAACTAGAACCGTGGGAGCAGGCCGAGTGCGATGCCGTAAAGGCCGCAATCGAGGCCTACAACGCGGGCAAACCCCGCTCCGAGCGCATCACGCAGGAGCAGGCCGCCGCACGTCTTGGAATCAGCCAGGGCGCCTTCAGTAATTACCTCAACCGCCGACTAGCCTTGAACGTGGCATTTGCTGCCGGGGTTTCGCGCATCTATGGCATTCCGGTTGAGTCGTTCAGCCCGCGACTTGCGACAGAGATCGCATCGCTGACAGATGGGGCTTCGAGCGAAGCCCGGCAGGAAACGGCCGGAGAGCCGTTCCAGATGTCGAACGTCATTGCGTGGGATGCACCCGAGGATTTGCCGGACGATCAGTTCATTATCATTCCTCGGGTTGAAGTGACATTCAGCGCCGGGAGTGGCCAGATGGTGTTAGAGGAAGTACATCGCGACCAGGGCAACGCGTATCGAATGGATTGGGTGCGGCGCAAACGACTGAACCCCCACAAGCTCTATGATTTCGTTCTCACGGGCGACTCGATGTGGCCCTCGCTGCCGTGCGGGTCGAAGGTCACCCTTAACCTAGACTCCACCAACGTCATTGACGGCAAGGTCTACGGCATCCGTTACGGCGATCAGCTTCGAATCAAGCGGCTATACAAGCGGTTTGACGGCGGCCTGATCATCCGGTCGGACAACGCCGCGAAATACCCTGAAGAAAGCCTCAGCCCCGACCAGCTCGAGCACGTCTCGGTCATCGGCCAATATGTGGCACACAGCTACGACGGCGACCTGTAAGCCAATCGCGCAAGCCTGAGCCCCGCACCTGGCGGGGCTTTTTGTTTCCCTCCTCTACCAAATAGCAGACGACGCCCGCGCGCAGGCCTTTGCACGCCCACACGAAAAAATATTACCTGCGGTATTGGCAGATATAAATTCCTGCGGTAATATTCTTTCCATCGAAGCGCGACACGCTTCAGGCCCTCGAAAGGGGCAGCGACACAGGCAGCGATGCCTCGGGGCAACCCGGAATGCTCTTTAACAATCTGCCGCAACACAAACCGCATTGCCTCGACGGCGACCGGCGCACTGGAAAAGCCATTGAGGGGCTGGAACAGGCGAGGTGCTGACCGAACCGAGAGGATGACCCTGACGGGCGATGCGGCGTAACAGACGATTCCTCGGTGCGCCTCAAGCGGGGCGCATCAGGG